TGTATTAGAATTCCAAGATTGCGTAATCGTAAGAAATTGTTAATTCAATTGTAGCAGGGTCAGTACCAGTTGCCCAATCCAAATCACCAAAGTTTGCTTGTGTAATGAAAGCACCTTTCAATGTCCATTGTTCGATTTTATCACCTACTGGACCTAACATATAACATTGGATATCTTTCTTATACATATCAGCATATCCATTTCTACCAGTTAGGGATTCATGGGATAAACGAACCCACTCCATTACCGCTTGTGCTCCAGATGGAACAATTGGGTCATAAAGAGTCATTGTAATATCTTGCCACTCACCCTTACCTTTAAGTTGTCTTTTAACATTAATGTGGTCTAGGGTAACCTTTTCAAACTGAATTGTAGGTCTTTGTGATGCTTTAATTAAATATGAAGGAATACCACCTACTTCGAAGATGAAGCGGTTCTTCATCTTCGGTTCGAAATTGGTATAGAACATTTCGTTAAATTCTAATACTTCTGCCATTTTTTATTTTCTCCTATTATACTAATAAATATAATGTTTTTTTATTTTTTTTTTTAAATTATGATGTAAATGAAGCTCCAGTTGGCAAGATGTTGAAATCTAACACGATGAATTCAGCAGTTCTTGTTGGTTGTAAGAAAATTTGTCCAGCCAAGATGTTTCTATCGATTACATCAGGAGTATTGTTTGATTCATCCATTACTACACGGAATGCAAACAAACCTTGTCTTTGTTGGATACCTTCCAAGTATGGATTTACGGTATTCAAGAATCTTGAACGAGTCTGTGCAGTGTTTTGTTCGAATACTAAGTATCTTGAAGTAGATGCAATGTATTTCTTAACTTTAATCAACAATCTTCTTACATTGATTCTATCAAGTGCAGATGCTCTATCTTGAAGAGTCTTCTGTCCGAATGCCACGATACCTTCTCCAGGGAATTGAGCGATTGGGTTTACTTTGTTCTCATATAAAGTATCTCTTTCAGCATGTGTTAATCTATTCAATACACTAACTGCTCCAGTGATACCACCTCTATTCAAACCAGCAGGAGCAAACCACTCAGCGGCGATAGCATCGTTGGCAGCGTAGATTCCTGGCATCAATACTGATGGTGGAACGATAGTTAGTTTGTTTGTTCTTGAATCAATCGTTTTAACCCAAGGATAGTAAGAACCCACATAGTTAGAATCAACATTTTGTGCTTCACCTGTTACTAAATCAATTGTATCATCGTAATCACTTAATTCACCAATAAAGAATGCATCTTCTCTAGCTTCTACCATATCAACAATCTTATCGAATACATAAGAGTGTAATCTTCTAACAACACCAGGAGCAGCTACCAAGTTGATATCAAAATCATCAGGGTTAGATACTGCATTAATTGCTTTTACATAAGCAACTGAACCACTTGTTGTAGGGTTAGCCAAGTTGAATCCTTGTGAGTTTCCAGCTCCCCAATCAGTATCACCAACTTTTGCCAAAGCATGTTTTACAACAGGAGATATTCCATCAAATCCACCTTGGAAACCTACCGTAAATTGTCTTTTAGCAACATCAGTAGTATTTGAACCAGTTAATAAATAATTAAATGGTACATCATCAAATGAGAAATGTATATTTGAACCAGTATTAGCATTATTTGGAATTGGAGCCAAGAAGTGATTATTATCTACTTTTACAATTGCAGTTTCTAAATCAATACCTGAATATCTAAATGTAGATGATGAAGTATTATCATGTGAACCAGTTGAGAAGATAACTGCAGGTGTTATTGAATTATTTCCTCGGATTGGAGAAAGATATGCCTCATGTCCGAATGGTCCTGCTGTAATTGGGAAAGAACCTTCTTCCGAAACTTCAACTCTAACAAGTCTAGAACGATTTGTATAATCTCCATTCATTGTCATCTTACCAGATGCATCAATAGTGATGTTTTGGTCACCAATTATTTTTAAAATATAATTAGGTGAAGATGGGTCTAAATTAACATTATTATAAGTTTCTAAAATTGATTTTCTTCTATCAGTATCAGAATATGCTCTAATCACAATTGAGAAAGTTGCATAATCAGTAGCATTTGACTCACCTGCTGCCTTTACATTAAAAATAGAAATTTTGTATTCATTATTAGCATATGTACCATCACCTAATGTATGGAAACGGAACAATTGATGTGTTTCACCAGAAATTTCTTGAGAAATAATCCAAGGAGTAGATGCATATGAACAATCTTGACCTGCAAAACTTTGTTCACCTAAACTTACTAATGAAACAATTGAACCAGATGCTGCGTTGAATATTGATGCTGCTGTATTTTCAAAAAATTGAGATACATATACACCTTTAGAACCTCGTGGGTTTCCACCAAATACATCCGATAAATCATTTCCAGCTGTGTATAGGATTGATGCAGATACTGCAGTATTATATGCAGAATCAGAACCACTTAATTCAATTACAAAATTAGATGAAGATGCATCTGCGTCTAATAATGATGCAGTGATAGCATCACCGTTTCCAGAAGTTGTCCAATGATGAGTTGATTTTAAAACACCAACTAATTTATGTCCTGCCCCTGAACCAGATACTACAATACCTACAGCTCCTTGTTGAGTATATCCACCGATATGTCCAACACGAACAATAGTTACAGTTCCAGCTTCTCTTAAATAATTTTGAACCGCGTAGCCAGTATAGTAAGAACCATCTGGTGTACCGAAAATTGATTCAAATTCTGATTGGGTGTTTACTACGGTTGGTGCGAAAGCAGGTCCTTTAGAAAAAGGTCCGATTATTGCTGCTCCGATTTCTCCAATACCTTGTGATAAAAATGATTGGTCATTTTCTCTTGTAAATACACCTGGTGATACAATCTTTTCTGCCATTTTATATTACTCCTTTATAATTTCAATTATGTAATGATACGAATATAAATATTACTTACTTTTTGTAAAGAATATTTTTTATTGAGTAACCTCATTATTTATGGGAGTAAATACACCAGTATTTGGGTCATAATTACCATCACCATATTTTTCGTTTAAATTTTTAAATAATTCTAGTTCGGTATTAACCAACTCTTTGTGTTTTTCTAGTAATTCTGATTCAATTTCATCTAACTCATCATTTCTTCTTTTTCTCTCAACCGAAAGTTGTCCTAATTGAAGAAAAACTAATTCCACATCAGTTTTTAATTGATTAATTGAATTGACTTCTTGTTCCGTAAACTTAATTTGTTCTGCCATTTTGATATATTTAGTTATTGTTTTTTATATATAAATATATAGTTTTTCCCCAAACATTAAAAATTATCGTGTAAATGTTAGAGTAGAAGACCATGTTCCCTTTAGGCCGTGGTCAATAGCTCTTACCCTAAAATAATAAGTTCCTACTGATAATATTGTATTAACTTCCACTTCGGTTGTACTCCATTCATCTGCTGTATTTACAATAGTTGAAAATCCACTATCTGATGCTATTTGGTATTCATAAGCAGTAATACCAGTAGTTCCAGTTGATGATGGAGCAACCCACGTAATTAATGGTGAATTATATGCAACTGATGTAGGTGCACCTGGTGCTGCTAAATCAGTATGAGTATTTCCACCCTTGTTGTGAGTGATATATCCGTTAACCATGTAAGTATCTTCATCTTCAACATCTATGGAAACGATTTCAGTAGTTTTTTCAACGATTTCTACCGATGTAATATCAACTTCACTACCATCACCTTTAACTAATTTATCACCAACTACCAAGTTAAACATTTCCTTAAACAGATAGTCTCCACTTACCGAATCTTTAACCAACATTGGGTGTTCTGAAGTAGCAGTAACCTCTCCATTATTAATATCATAATAACGAGACGCGAATGAATAAGTTAAATTAACAATTGTTACATCTTTTGGTGTAGTAGAAAGTGAATCGGTTGACCAATCTAAGAATGTGCCATCAGACTCCACACTTAATCCGCCAATAGAGAATCCTTTAAGAGTGTCTCCTTCATTTAAATCACCAGCCTCTACAATTGTACCATCAGCTAATGTAACAGGAGAATCAATAGTTAAACATAGTGCAGTAGAGTTTCCATCATAAGAATCTACCGAATAAACAGTCTTGGTTCTTGCAACATTATAATTAACAGCGTGTTGATTATATCCATCAGCAAAAGTAGCAGATACGGTATGGGAAACTACTGGTTGTAAAACGGTTTGAGTTGGTGCATTTGTCATATTACCAACTGCAATAGTAGCACTTACACCATTATTTGCAGAAACTGATAATTTATCACCACCAGTAATTCCCCATGTAACATTTCCTCCTCTACCACTAATTTGTGAAAAGTTAGTACCACCACCAGTAGTCCCTAATGTGTATGTTTCTGATGTGTTTTCTACCGCGTAGGTAAAACCAGAAACATTATCTATTGAATCTACGGCGTATGATGAAAAAGCAGTTGAAACTGCAGAACCACGAATAGTACCAAGTGAAACATTGGAATTTTGTGTATTCCCAGTTGCACCTGCTAGTGCATTAAGTGATAAAGTATCTCCGGATGTTAATGTTGGCATATCTGTTCCTTATGTATTATAAATATGAAGTAATTGCTCTACCCACTTTTCTTTATCTGAAAAATTATCAATCATATATGATTTAATAACATTAAACCATTTATTTTTTATTTCGTGTGGAGTTACCAATAACTTATTATAAATATCATAAAACTCCTTTTTAGTTGAAACACGATATGGATACTCTAAATCTTTACACCAATTTTTATGTATTATTGGTAATTTACCTCTATCTACTGCTTCAAATATAGAATATCCAAATGGTTCTGATGTAAAGGCTGAATGAGAAATTCCCCAATCCATATTATAGAATATATCCTTGAATGATGAATCGTAATGATATATTTTTGATTTAGATGTATCAACTTTTGCCCCATTTTTCCAAATGGAATTAAATTCGTATGAATTAGTAAAAATATAAGATTTTAACCCATCTAAATAGTGTGGATTCTTTCTACCTTCACATCTTGCGGCAAAACCCAAATTATTTGATTCAGAAAGGGGTAAATTCCACTTAAATTCATAAAAATTACGAATATTTGTGTTTGAAATCAAAATATCATATAATCCTACCCAAATTGAATGGGTTGCCCATTCATTTACTTCCCTTTCCCAACTTGAATCTAAATATGGATGCCATCCAAGTGATGCATCAGTTCCAACTTGTGATTTTATGATATGGTCTACTGAATTATGGAGAATATTTGAGTGAATTTTATGTTTATTGTCTTGGATTACCCCCATTGGAGTATAATGTCCATGTAAAATGTTAATTCTTCGTGCATTTCTACACAATTCTTCTACTTTTTGGATGTCATCTCCATGCCAGTATGCTTCTATTGGAAATTGGTAGTCTTCATGTCCTTTTGGACGGTTTCGGTGTAAAATAAGTATAGGTTTTACTTTTAAATGAGGAGCAATTAACTCCATCCATAGGTTTACCCAAGTATCAGTACCTGCATTTACCCAAGGACCTCCACCAGTAGTG